GCCCGCCCGCTGCCGGGGCGCTAGGCTCTGCGACGGGAGCCGATGCCGCTGGGGCGGAGGTTACGGGTGTCGAGGGTGCGGAGGTTGCTGCTGGTGCGCTCGGTGCTGGTGCGGCTGGTGCGGCTGGTGCGGCTGCTGCGGGGGCTGCGGGGGCTGCGATTCCATAGGCCATGCTGAATCTCCTTGAGTGGTTCGGTGTTGCGGGCAAACGAAAGGGCCAGCCGAAGCTGACCCTATTGGTCAAGCATTTTGTCAGATTACTTCGAAGAATCGTCGATAGGGTCGTTCGAAGTTTCCTGCTCGGCCTCCTTTGGTGCGGGCGCAGTTCCTGCTACACCGGAGAGGTAGGTTCCACCATCGGGTTGCGGTTCTCCCGGCTGGCCGCCAATATCAATCGCGTGCGGCGACTCGGGCGCACCGGGCTCGACCGGCCCAAAGACCGCATCGGCCGCCTTGGCCGCGTCCTCGGGCGACAGCCGGCCGGTATCCTCTCCGCATTCCGCCGACGGCTCACCGCCAATAGGCAGGGTGGGCTCAGGCAGTTCCTTCCACCCGAACGTCTTCCCCTCGGTCAGCGGCGACACAAACGCCGTGGCAATCGCCTTCTCGACGTTCGTCCCGCTGAGCAGCGGGCTGGCCATGGCCGGATCGAGGTAGGCGACCATCATGTGCTCACCGTCCGCCTGGGTGTGAGATTGAACAACCAGCGCGTTGACTGAATCCTTGCCGCGCTGATAAAGAACGACATCGCCAAAAGCGTGTTTCGTCATGACGTCTTCTCCTCTACTTCTGTTGTGCTGCTGCTTTTTGAGCGTCGAGAGCCCCTTTCAGGAGATCATACGATGCTGTGACTTGAGGGGTGATATTGACGCCCGGTGGCTGGGGAGGCATCTCTGAGAGCTGTTGGAGCCGGTCCACCGCGCGCGCCCCATCTTGGGTGAGCAACTGAAGCGCCTGCTGCTGCTGCGGGTCAGGCGGCGGTGCCGGTGGCATTCCGGCGGCCTTCACTGCCATTTGCCTTTTTGCCTCGGCGGCGGCTTCTCCCGCTTCCATCTGAATAGCCATGGCGTAGTAGGCCTTTGTCCGCTCCCACCCGCCAGGGTTCGACTTCCTGAAGTCCCCGTTCTCCTGCCAGAATAGCCGCATCGTGTCGCGGAGCGTGCCGAAGTCCTCGACTTCCTGCTCCGGCATGACAGGCAACTGGTTGACCTGCTGGCCCGTCTGTGGGTCTTGCACGGCGATATAGTCGTTCTCCATGAGTGTGTTGATCGCCTGAAGCGTCCTCGCTCTCTGGGCAGCTTGGGGCAGCACCCATCCCGGCGGCGCGAGAGTAGCCATCATCGACTCTTGGTTAGGAACGCAATCGAGCATCGACGTGACGATTGGGTTCTTGCCGTCTGACATCTTGAGGAAGGTCTGCATCGTCTCCCGGATCTGCTGAGGGGTCTGCGGCAGTCCCTGATCGATATCCTGATAGACCTTGATGTGGCCCTGCATCTTGTTCCAGTTGACGTAGTTGTTCCGGAACTCAGAGCCATTGGCCTGGACCACATCCCAGATTTCTCCGACCGCGCCGGCCTGCATCAACTTCTGGAGGCACTCAAGAGCATTCTGCGCCGCCTGGGCATGTTCCCCTTTGGCGCCCTTCCAGTAGATATTCAGCTTACCGAGAGCAGTATTGAGCGCCTGTTCCTGGCCGCCCTTGGTCTCAATGCCCTCCTGGCCACCGCCGCCAAAGGTCTGAGGTGTCACCCCCGAAATGGTCTCGGCCATCTGGATCAGCATCGGCGGATAGTTGAAGACCTGCGGATCAAGATCAAATTTGAATTGCATAATCGCGTCTTGAAGAGGCTTGTCGATCCCGGCGCCCTTTGTCTGGACCCCGTTCAACACACCGGGCGACATGACCCGGCCCGCCATCTCCCGGCGGTCGATCTTGTTCGAGTCGTAGATCGTCATGCCCGCCGCGCACCGCTCAATCCAGTCGTCGATCAGGTCCATTACGTCGTTCAGACGGATATTGAACGGGACCACCAGGTCCGCAATCGACTCCGGGTACATCCCCACATTCTCATGCAACTGGCAGCAGGACCACTCTTTAGCGAGATTGGCCTTGCGCACGTCGGCAACCAGTGAACCAATCAGCGTTACCTTGGCGCCGTCGGGAAAGTTTTGGTGCATCCACGCAGCGAATTCTTTATCTCCTGTCCGGCCGTAAGAACTTGGCGCCATCCAATTCTGGCTGAGCGTCGGCTTTTGGTTCTGGGAGTCCGAGGTGTATCCCCACCCCATCGACGTGATTTCGTTCCTGCGCAGCTTCTCATAGGCTGCGTTGGGAGTTGTTCCCAGTTCCGCGCCTTCGGTGATCTTCTCAAAGATAGCCGGATAGGTCAGCCTCAGCGCCCCAATGTCGATCTCACGGTCGAAACTGAGTGTAGGCAATTCCTCAATGCAGTTCGCTTGCGGGTCAACATCGATCTCCATCGGCCCATGGACGCTCCACTTGACCATCGCGCGCGGTACGCGCTTCTGCCCAGTGATTGCCGTCTCGGTGGAGACTTCCGCGGGAAAGAAGGCTTCCGGGCCAAGAGGCGCTCCGCATTTCTGGCAACTCTTCGCCTGGGCGGCCGGGAGTTCCGCGGCGGGAGTATTGGTTCCGCACTTGTAGCAATGGTAGCGGTCGGGCTTCTGGACCTGAATGTCACCGAAAACATCCTCATCATCCCAGCCGGCCCAGTCGCCATCCAGGACTGCACGCGTGTGCTTGAAGTAGACGCCGTACAGGTAGAGATTCCCGCTCTCAGCCATGAGCATCTTATCGCTTTTGTTCATTCGCTCAATGATTGAGATGGCTTCCTGAGAGGCTTTGGCCGTCGTGACGTCCGCTAAAATCTCAGCGTTCTCAGGCTTAACGATCACGGAAGGAACTGCACCAGCTATGACCGAGGAGAATCCTCCTTCGAGCATCTGTGTGATGTTGTTGCTGTACTTTTCGAGGTAGGTGTCCTCAGCCTCAGCTTTTCCGTTCTGCCGGTTGTAGGCCAACACATCGACGTAGGTGTTGGAACTCGGGTCGAACTCGATGAGCTGACTACCGCGGAACATCAGGACATTGCGCATCCAGCCAGGAATGCGAAGCAGCCGGTCGGGTGCCCAGCCGCCGCGGTAGGTCGTGATGGTCTCGACCATCTTCTCTTTGTACTCCTCGGGCAGTTGGAGCTTTTGTTCCTGCTGCTCTGGAGTTTCCATCATTGGATTGTCAGGACCATGGGAGATGTCGGGCGCTGCTTGCTGCATTCCTGCGCTTCCCATCGTTACGGCTGGTGATGCCATCGGTTATCCCTTCGATCCCTTTTGCATTTGGGCTTGTTTGAATCGCTCTTCGGCGGCTTCCCGGAATTCTTTCCTGAGTTCAGCACCCAACTTCCGATGTGGACGTTGGGGTTCTGTCTGCTCTTCTGGTTCCAGCACTATACCTTGAGTTGATTTGGATAGCGCCAGTTCCAGCAGTTTGGCGTTTGCCTCTTTCAGATCAGCAATCTGCTGGAGAGCATCCTCGAAGCGTGCTCTGGATACAAATGGAAAAGTCATCAGAGAACCTTGAACTTTCCGCGGATGTGCTTGTTGATGAACTCGCCCTTGGATGGCGCAGCTTGGAGTTGCTCCCAGATCGCAGCCGGCACGCCGAGGTAGACAATCCGCTTCCCCGCCTTCGTGGTCACGGTGAGCAGGCCGCTGGAGAAGTCGATGCTCTGCACCCATGATGAATCGACAACGAGAGGGTTAGCCATGGCCTTTAGAAATACTCCACGATCTCGATGGTGGTCGCTGTGGCGGTTAGAGAGCATACCTGGGCGAGCAGAGTAGCTGCTTGATTGCCAATACCGGCGCCTGGGGCGCCCAGCGCGCCACCGCCAGGGTCGGACTGCGCCGGGCTGCCAAAGGCTTCGCCGTAGGGTCCGTGCTCGGAAATCCGATTCCAGTTCTCGAACGCGGGGAAGTCGCCGGGCTCATTCGCTTCGCTCGCAGCGGGTCTGCCAAAGATTGTCGTGAACCCAGATGCAGACCCATCGTTCGGGATCTTGACCTCGAAGCCCTGCGGAGTGTTGGCCGCGGCGGCTGTGGTGAGGTTGCTTTCCTCGATACGCCACCCGCGCGTTGGGCCGGTCGCATAGATCGCCGTGAATGCTCCGGCAATGCCAACATTGACAAGCCGTCGTCTGAGGTTTGGTCCACCTGCGTTAGCCATACTTATTTCTCCTGTCTATTTCTGTTGGGGCGTCAAGGAAACCAGACAAAAACGCCCATCCCGAAGGATGAGCGCCTTGTGCTCTGGCTTTCCGCCGCGCCTCCTTCAAGTTGGATTGTTCCACAAAGCTACTTCCGAGGCCCGCCGCGCCGTCAGGGCCGCACTCACCACACCCTCACAATGGTTCCAGCGGGGGATCTGCTCCGGCACATTCTCAATGCCGTGGCCGCGCAGCGTCTGAAGCGCACCGATGCCCAGGTTAAAGCCGAAGTCGATGAGCGCATCGAACTGGTTCTGGTTCAACGGCCAGCCTAGGCTGTTGACGGCGTTCTCCACCTTGCCTACATCCTGCGCCAGCAAAGCCCGAGCCTCTTCCCGCGTTATGCCCTCCGGGTAAGACTCGCCGGGGAGCAGGTCGTGGCCGTAGCCGATGGCCTCATGCCCCGCGTCCGGGTACACGGTGGCGCTAAATCCTTCGTTGCCCATGATGAGGGCGAGTCCTCGCTGACTGGTCTGCATCGTCTCTCGCTTGCGCCCTTGATTCCCGCCTGCCGCTAGAGCGCATCACGGCGCGGGTGTCAGACAAGGGATGTTACTGAACTGTGGAGTCGGAGACTCTGTCATTGGGCATCACCCCTTCCCTACTTCACCAGCATAAGCGCCTGCCAGGACGCGCCGATGCAGGTATGGCGGGCACGGGTCATGCTGTCACCCAGTTCTTCTCTTTCGCACCGCGTCTGGCGGGTTGAATCTCAGCGCGTTTCTGTCGGCGCTCAAGTGTCACATCCTGCCACGCCACATTTCTTCCACCCGGCCATACCTCGTAGGTGTAGGCTTCATGCCCATGCAGTTTTACCCACACCTTTTGCTCTTGCTGGCGAGCTACAGCGAGGGCCACGAAGATGTCTGCGAGACGGTATGGATGCCGCCAATCACGGCCTAACGGTTCACTCATCATGATTTCACCGAAAAAGTCCCGAGCCACCACGGAAGGGCGACTCGGGTTCAAGTCAACTGGTTAGGCCGAGGGAAGCGCGTTCAGGATAGCGATTACGCCGTTGACGATGGCTTCCTTACCTGTCTGGCTGATGGTCACTCCCTGCGCCTTCTCGTAAGCATTGAAAATGCTTTCAGCGGTCTGAAGGACCAGCGCCAGTTTCTTTGATCCGGTGCCGGTCTGCATTCCCGCGCTGGCAGCCAGGGCCTCGACCTTGCCGACCTCGGTCATAATGCCAGAGATCAGCGGGGTGATGGCTGGGAAGAATGTTTCGACGAGCGGCACAGCGACGGTCTCGACTGCTTTGACGGCGGGGCTGGAGAAGAAGAGCTTCAGGCCCTTTGCGATGTTGCTCAGAATGCTCATTGGATACTCGATTCCTGTTACTTGGTTGTGGCCGCGTCAACAGCCGAGGCCGTGGGCGCGTCCGGGGATGCGGTGATGGTTCGCGCGGCGGCAAGGACGCCGGCGGGACTGCGAGAGTTGTGATACCAGACGTAGATTCCGAGCGCGGCTGTCACGGCGTCCTCGACTCCAGCGGGGAGGGTCGCCTGGATTTGCAGCACTAGCGCATGAAAAGGGGGAACCATTGCGTAGGCTGCAACTGCGGTGCCGAAGAGTCCCGCCATAAAGTGCGAGAATCCGCCGCGGCTCACAAACCATGCTTGAATGTTGCCGATGAGTTGGTTCATGATTTCCTTTCTACAGGTCGTCCGCATCCGGCGTGAACCAGGGAGCGGGCGGGGTGGGTGGTTCGGGTGTGCAAGGAACTGGCGGCGCCGGTGGACCGCCTGGGCTGCCAGGAGGGAAGGGAAAGCCAGTGGGGTCTTTGACCTCTTGTGGAGCTTTATCCATGGGTCACCTCGTTCCTGCGTATGTTGGCGGGAGTCCAGCGTCTTGCGTTGCCTTATCGCTATGGGCAAGTATATTCTCACCAATCGGGCTTGGCACAAGAAGTTTTATCGGCTCAGTGTCAGCGTGTTTGGCGACGTAGAGAGTGACGGCGATGGCCATGATACCAATGGCAAGAGCCGCCATCCCAAGCAGCCCGCCCACGACATTCCACAGCAGGCTTTTCTTGGCGACGGCAAGACCCACCTTCGCGAGACTCTCATTCCGTTCATCGTTGGATATTTTCAGTGCCTCTTTGATCTCCTGGTCACGCTTGTTGTGGAACTGCATCTCCACGGCCGCACGCGTCCGGCTTTCAGTGAAGAAGTCGCGGGCTTCTGCCTGAAAACCACGGAAGTTGGACACTCCTGCCTCTACGCGATCCATCCTCTCCTCCAACCTGCCAAGACGCTCTGCTGGCTCTGCCATATCATCCTTTGCCTATCTTTCTGCCGCGTGTTCGACGGGTCTGGCTTACTGTCCAAGTGGGGCCCCGATGGTTACTTGATGTCACCCTGCGGCGACTCGACCGGGTTGTGAATCCCATCGAGCGCCTCTAAACGCTCTTCTTGCCTCAGGCACCAGTTCCACAGCCGGGCAATGTCTTCCGCCTGTATCGCTAGCGCCTTTTCAAGAGCCGCTACTTTCTGGTCAATATCCACGGCTTACCTCCTACAAATCCCCTGCGCCCCAAAGGTCCGGCTGCGTCCCAGGCAGAAAAGTTACGCTGGCGAAATAATCAGCGTTGTCTCGCAGCACCGTCAACGGCCCGGTGTAGACGGTAATCGCCGCTGTGAGTTGAGAACCGGCCAAGGTGCCCGTTGCCAGTACTGGCCCCTGGTCAATGAACGCGATCCACACGCCGGTTGTTAGATTCAGGCAATTGGTCACCGTGGGAGCGCCTGGCAACGGCGTAAATGTCTGGTCGATACCCCCAGCCGCAGTCACTGCGCCAAAGGAATACGTGATGCACGCCGTGTTGCTTTGCCAGTTGAAAACGTTACTCGTCGCGGTCGCGTTCAAAGCTGTGGCTGTGGCAAATCCGGTTGGGCCTGTCACGCTGTACGGCGTGGTCAGCCGCACGCTGGCGTTCGCCGCCATGGGCAGGAGCAAGATGAGCAATGCGAGTTTCTTGAACACGGTTCCTCCTTAGTTTCCAGTGAAGCTACATTGTCTGCCATGCGTAGGTTCCGCTGACCAATGTGCATTGCACGCGGACGGTATCGGCTCCTGCCCCCGCTGTCACGGAATATGCAGTACCTGGAACCAGTGCCGTGGCGTCGCTAACAACCGCCGTTCCCCCTTGCAACCCACTCGCACAAGCCGCCAGTTGTGTTCCGGCATGGCTGTAAATCACGAGAGGAAGCGTAACCCCCGCCAGATAAGTTGCTGTCACGTTGCTATTGCCGATGGTCGTTGTGTTGGATCCTTTGCCAGAGGTTGAGGAATTAGCGATTACAATTTCATTCGTATCAGCGGCGGCAGATGGTGCGGAGTTGAATCCGATAAAAATGTTGTTCGCTCCCGTCGCGGTGAATCCCGCGCCAGAGCCTACAGCCACGTTGGAACCATAGTAAGTGTCGCTGGCCAGTGCCCCGTTCCCAATTGCTGTATTGCTGCCAGAGGTGGATATCAGGGAGCTGCAAGCTCCATTTCCTATGCAGGTGTTGTAGCTCGACGTGAGAGTGTTGCTATCG